GGGCTGGCCGCGCGGTGGTGTGGTCAATCGATACGGCGTGTCGGTCAGTTCGACGGCGGTGCCTGATGCAGTCAAGGCCGCCGTGATCGAGATCGCCGCCCAGGGTGCGCCGGCTGTGACCGCCTCGCGCGTCAAGGACTCGGTGACTGTCGGCCCCATCTCGACCACCTACGCGCCGGGCGCCGACCCCGCGCAGGGGATCGCGAAGCACAAGTACGCACTGCGCCTGCTGGCCGGCCTGGTGCGTGGTGACGCGGTGGGCAACTCGATCGAGCTGGTGCGGGCGTGACCTTCGACTATGCCGACCTCGCGGCCACCGCCGTCGAGCTGCTGGCCGACTTCGGGATGGCGATGACGCTCGCCCGACCGACCGACATCCCGGCGACCTACGACACCGCCACGGGTGTCGCCACGCCAGTCGGTCCGGACACCTACACCGTGACCGGAATCAAGCTCGACTACAGCGTGCGCGAGATCGACCGCGAGAACGTCCAGGCGGGCGACCAGCGCGTCTATCTGAGCACCGATGGCGCAGTGCCCCCGAAGCCGGGCGATACGCTCACGATCGGATCTGACGTGTTTCGTGTCATGCGCGCGGGCAATCTGTCGCCGGCCGGTGTCGACCTGCTTTACGACGTGCAGGTGCGCCGATGAGCTTCGCGGCCGAACTGCAAAAAGCCTGTGACCGCGCAAAGGACCGGGCCGTCGAGACCGTGCGGCTGACTGCGCTGGGTGTGCATGCGGGCATGGCCCGGCGCGCACCGGTGGACACGGGCCGCCTGAAGTCCAACTTCCAGGTTGGCATCGGATCGATCAACACCGCGACGAACGCGCCGGCCGGGTCTGACCCGGCACCTGCCGCGGCTGCTGCGCTGGCGACCTGGCGACCCGGCCAGACCATCTGGGTGACCAACTCACTGCCGTATGCCCGTGTCGCTGAATTCGGCCTGTACGGCAAGCCGCCCGGGTCGGCCAACGGGCCGAAAACTCGCGGCGGCTATTCATCGCAAGCAGTCGGCGGGTTCGTTCGCCTGACCGCGCAGGACTTCGCCCAGTCGTTCCGGCGCGCGGCGCGGGCGGCCAAGAAATGACCATCGCTGCGATCCAGGCGGCGCTTGAATCGCGCCTGTACGGCATCTCGCCCGCCATCAGCACGGCATGGCAGAACGTCGCCTACGAGCCCACGATCGGCACGCCGTGGCAATCCGTCGCGCTGCTCATCAACGACCCGGTGGACTACGCCGTCACGTCCGACGTGGTCGAGCAGCGCGGCATCTTGCAGGTCACGTTGCACTACCCGGCAGGCGTTGGCACAGCGACCGCGCTGGCCCGTGCCAATGCAGTCGCAGCGCGCTTTGCGCCCGTGCAGACACTGACCTCTGGCGCCACCAACGTCGAGATCCTGAGCACAGCCCACATCGCCGCCGGCTTCGCGCTCGATGGGTGGTGGGTGATCCCCGTCTCGATCCCGTGGCGGTCGTTCTCCTGACTTTCTAGCTCTACCTCCCGCCCCTTCAGGGGCAACCCGAACCCGCCATCGAGCGGGTTTTTTCGTTTCTGAAAGGGGCCATCATGGCTGCTGTTCCGACCGGTACTCTGTTTTCTGTCGCCACCACCTTCGGGTCGAACATCACGGTGACCGCCGTGACGAACGCCAATCCCGCCGTCTGCACGGCCACCGCGCACGGCCTCTCGAACGGCGACGTGATCGAGGTCACCAGCGGCTGGGGGCGCCTGAACAAGCGCGTCTTCGAGGTCGCCAACGTCGCGACCAACACCTTCGAACTCGAAGGCATGGACACCTCGTCCACCTCGTTCTTCCCGGCCGGCACTGGCACTGGCACCGTGCGCGAGGTCACTGCCTGGACGCAGTTGACCAAGGTCATGAACCCGGCGACCCAGGGCGGCGAGCCGAAGACCGTGGTCTACAAGTTCGTCGAGTCCGATGTCGAGTACTCGATCAACGACGGCTTCACTGCCACGTCGTATACGCTCGAATTCGACGACGACGACACGACCGCCGGCTATACCGCCATGCGCACCCTGACCGATGCGCAGACGAACACGGTCATGAAGATGCTCATGCGCTCGGGCGCGATTCTGTACCTGCCCTGCACGCTCGCCATGAACGACGTGCCGCGCCTGCAGGACGGGCAGATCAACCGCATCAGCGCCAGCTTCGCCGGGGTCAACCGGCATACCCGTTACTCCGCGTAACCGGGTGGGCGCCGGGCAACTGGCGCCCTTTCTTTCCACCCGCGGGTAGCTCCCGAGCACGGGTCTTTTTCCAAATCCAACGAGATCACAAATGGCCAAGCTCAATTTCACCACCGCCCCGACTTTCGCCATGAAAGTCGCCATCCCCGTGCCCGGCAAGAAAGCCGTGGATGTGGAGTTCACGTTCAAGGGGCGCAACCGCGAAGAGTTCCGCGAGTACCTCGACGCATCGTCGAGCAAGGAAGACGTGGACGCGCTGATGGATACCGTCACCGGCTGGGAACTGGAGAACGAGTTCTGCCGCGAAGAGGTCGAGCGGATGACTCTGTTCTATCCGGCCGCCGCGCGCGCCATCATCCAGCGGTACATCACCGAAATCTCGGGCGTCCGGCTGGGAAACTGAAGGCCGCGGCCGCGGCTATCTACACCCCGATGCCCACGGCGGAAGAAATGGCCGCCGCGGGCTTTGCGCCCGAGGACTTCGAGGCCGACATCGTCGAGGTCTGGCCCGAGCACTGGGACGCCGTGCGCTTCTTTCTGCGGCTGCCGACCCAGTGGCGCTACGGCATGAGCGGGCGCACCGGCCTGGACTACACCGCCGTGATGTCGCTGCTGGCCACGATGCGACTGCCGCCAGACAAAGCCGACGAGATCCTCGAGTCCGTCCAGGTCATGGAAATGGCCGCGCTTGAGGCGATGAACAAGAAATGACCAACCCCCACACGGAGCACACCAGTGGCCGATGAGATCGTCAGCGTAGGGATCAAGATCGAGACGACGGGCGCCGACAAGGCGTCGTCGCAGCTCGACGCGCTCGCGACCAAGGGGGCAAAGGTCGAGGCATCGACAGGCAAGATCGAGGCCAGCGCGCTCAAGGCTGGCAAATCCCTGGAGTCGATGGGCGGCAGCGCCAACAGCGCAGCGGCATCGTCCGAGCGTCTCGCGCAGGCCGGCCAGAAACTGGGAACCGCGTTTGCCGCGGCATCGGCGGCGCTGGGCATCGGTCAACTGATCCAGACCTCTGACGCTTATACCAAGCTCACGGCACAGCTGCGCCTGGCGACCACCGGGCAGACCGAGTACGCGAACGCCTATGCTCAGGTGAGCCGGATCGCGACGACCGCACAGTCCGACCTGGCCGGCACGGCGGTGCTCTATGCGCGGATCACCAGCGCGACCCGAGAGCTCGGCGTGGCGCAGTCCCAGGTGGCCGCGATCACCGAGACAGTCAGCCTCGCGCTGAAAGTTTCTGGCGCTGGCGCTGCCGAATCCGCGTCCGCGATGCTGCAACTTTCCCAGGCGTTCGCGTCCGGGGTGCTGCGCGGCGAAGAGTTCAACGCCGTCAACGAGGCGGCGCCGCGCCTGATGAAAGCGCTGGCCGACGGGATCGGCGTGTCTGTCGGGGCCCTGCGTGGCATGGCAGAACAGGGGAAACTGACCAGCGATGTGCTGGCAACGGCGCTGCCCAAGGCGCTGGAAGGTCTGCGCGGCGAGGCCAAAGAGGTCGAGAATATCGCGGGGGCGTTCACGCTCCTGAAAAACAGCTTCACCGAATTTGTGGGGCAGCAGTCTCAGGCCAGCGGCGCGGCGTCTTTGCTCGCGCAGGGCATTGGTTTGGTGGCGAAGAATCTCGACCTGGTAGCCGCTGCTGCGATCGGGTACGCGGGCGCCAAGGTGGCGAATTTGCTGCTCCAGACCGGCGCGGCTGCGGCCAGTTCGACCGCTGCCCTGCTTCAACAGGCGGCGGCGCAGAATGCGGCCAAGGCAGCGGCGGTCCAGGCAGCGCAAGCGCAGACCGCCACCGCGGCGGCGAACATCGCGACGGCGAACGCAACGCAGGTGGCCATATTGTCGGCCCGGGCGGACGCGGTTGCACAACTGGAGCGCGCCAACGCCACGCTGGCGGCTTCGCGGGCCTCGATTGCTGCCGCTACCGCGGCCGGGGCACAGAGCGCCGCATTGGTCGTTCTGCGGGGGGCGTCAGTTGCGGCGGCAGAGGCCGATACCGCACGGGCGGCGGCCATGTCCGCGCTCGCCGTCCTGGGGCGCCAGCAGGCGTCCGTAACCACGCAGCTTGCGGCGGCCAATACGGCCCTGGTGGCCTCGCAGACCGCAACGGCGGCGGCAGCGGCAGGGGCGGCAGGGGCGGCAACGCTGGCATCGCGTGCGCTGACCTTGCTGGGCGGCCCTATCGGGCTAATCACGACGTTGCTCGGGGTGGGCGTTACGGCGTGGTTCGCTTGGGGCGCTGCCGCGAAAAGCGGCGAGCAGTCAGCTGCCGGCGCGATGGAGAAGTCGACTGGCGAGATCATCAGCGCGCTCGATTCGCAGATCGCCAAACTAAAGGAGCGCAACGCGCTCGCGGCCGGCGGTGTGCCGTCCATCGCCAAAGGGAACGACGAAAGCAGCCAACGGGCCGCGTCTCTGTTCAGCCAGGCGATGAAAGTTCAGCGCGGCGAACTGAATCCCGAACTGGACGCGGCCGGCCGAGGGCAATTCGTGCAGGATCTGTTGCGCCAGTACGGTGAACTCGTCACGAGGATACAGGCTGTCAAGTCGGAGCAGCAAAAGCTCGACGACACGGGCAAGCAGTCCAAGCTGTCCGAGTACATGGCCAAGTACGCCACGTCGGCCGAGAGTGCGGCGGCGGCGATCAAGAAGGCGCGTGAGGAACTGGGTTCGGCGTTCACGCCCGAACTCGAGCGCCGTATTCGCGAGCACTTCATCAAGCCGGTCACGAGCGGGGCCGACAAGTCGATTACGGCCGCGCGCGCGCAGGACGCGAAGTCCTACGAAACGATCATCAAGTCGCTGCTCGCTGTCCAGGCGAAGTTCTCCGAAGAGACCGCCAAGACGAGCGCCGCGCAGGAAGTGCTCAACAAGGCCATCGCCGAAGGGGCGTTCAGCAGCCTGCCCGAGACGTACCAAAAAGCCATCCTCGAGATGGTGAAGTACACCGAGGGGATCGAAAACCAGGCCGAGGCGATGAAAAACCGCGCGGCGATCGCCGCCGACGCTGAGGCAACCATTGCCAAGGCGATGGAGGCAGAGTGGGCCTCGCTGGATGCGCTGGACAAGTCGATCGCATCGGAGCGCGAGCGCGTGGCAGTCATCGGGCTGACGCGCGAACAGATCGAGATGCGCACGCTGGCGATGATGGACGGGAACATCGCGGCTAAAGAGTCGGAACTCGCCGACATCCAACTGAACGACACGGGATCGGAGCGCATCCGCATCCTGGGCGAAGAGATCAAGAAGCTCAAGGAACTGCGCGGCCTGCAGGCCGAAGGCGCTCAGAAGCAGCAGGCCGTTGACTGGCAGAAGCAGATCTCGGACACCGCTGCGTCGGACGCCAAGAAAGCAAAGAGCGCGCAACAGAAGGCCGCCGAGGATTCCGCCAGAGAGTGGGAGAAGGCAAGCGACCAGATCAGCCAGGGGCTGACCGACGCACTGTTCCGTGCGGCCGAATCTGGGAAGGGCTTCTTCCAGACATTGAAGGAGTCGCTGGTCGGGATGTTCAACAACCTGGTGCTCAAGCCAATCATCCAGTACGTGGTGAAGGCGGGCATCGGTGCACTGGGTGGTGCATTCGGGCTGGGCGCCGAGGCGGTGGGAATCGGCGGCCAGGGCGGGGGAGGGATTGGCGCGAGTCTTGGCAGCGGGGCGTTGGGCCTCATCAAAGACGCGGCCGGACTGGTTGCGGATGGCTACAAGGCGTTCACCGGGACCAGCCTGGGAAGCCTCATCACCGGGGCGTTCTCGAGCACCGCAAGTGTCGCATCCGGGGTGGCCGGAGCGTCCGGCCTGGCAATCGGTGCGGCGCCAGGCGCAGTGAGCGGCGTCGGCGCGGCATCTGGCACCGGCACGGTCATGAGCGTCCTGTCCGCCATCCCGGTATGGGGCTGGGCGGCAATGGCCGCGGTGGCTGTGGCCGCGATTTTCGGCGGCAAGGGCGGAGGCCCGAAGGGTGGCGGCTCGGCCATTGTCGGGGGCAACGGAACAGACCGGCTGTTCACGCCAGTGGCGGCCGATACGGAACTGCGCGCGACGGTCGACGCCGCGCTGGTCACGGTGAACGACTTCGTGAAGTCAATCGGCGGGGTGTTTAACGGGTCGGTTGCGCTCGGGTTCGACATCGACCCGGAGGGGACCGCACAAGCCCGCGTTGCCAGCCGGGTGACCCGCCTTGATGGGTCCACTGTTTACGACAACAGCGGCGGGCGCGAGGTCGGGCGCGACATGCAAGACGTGCAGCGTGAGCTGACCAACGAGACCAGCCGAGTGATTCTCGCGGCCCTGCAGGCGTCTAATCTTGGGCACGGGTTCACGGAGTTCTTTAATCGGCTCGATGTCGCGACGGCAACCCCTGAGCAAATCAACAATCTGATCAGCCTAGCGTCGACACTGCGCCAGGTTGGCGAGAACGCCAAACTCCTGCCCGGCGCGATGGGTGCGCTGGCAAACTCGTCGGCCGCTGCGCGCGAAAAGATCCTGTCTCTTGTTGGCGGGATCGACCGACTGAACCAGTTGCAGCAGTCGTATTTTCAGAACTTTTTCTCGCCCGAAGAGCAACTTGCGCAGATGCGCACGAACGCGGGCGCCACGTTCCAGAACATGGGCCTGAGCTTCGAAGCCCTGATGGCAGATCCGCGCGGGCCGATCATGGCGTTTCGTGCGCTGGTCGAGGGCCTGAAGGATGCATCCGGCCAGATCCCGCTGGAGAATGCGGCGGCGTTCGCTGCACTGCAGGCGGCCAACCCCGAGGTAGTCGCATTCGTCAACGCGGCGAATCAGGTCAGGGATGCAGCACGCACGGCGGCCGCGGCTATTCGTGGCGCGGCTGACTCGATCGACCAGGCGTTCCTGTCGGAGGCCGACTACCTGGCGAAGGCGATGCGCGATCTTGGGTTCGCCATGCCGCAGACCGCCGCCGAGTTCGAGGCGCTGGTGCGCGCCCAAGACACGACGACCGAATCAGGGCGCAACACCATTGCGGCATTGCTTGGGCTAAAGGCGTCGTTCGATTCGGTCGAGGCCGCCGCCCGTGAGGCCGCCAACGCCGTCATCCGCCAAGCGCTCGAAACCAGCCGATC